TGGGGAGCAGATGGATATTATGGTGTAAGCAAAAAAGCTCATTTAAAATATAAAGTTAAACAGTCTAAGACACAATTTGATGCATTCAGGGATGATTATTTTCGGAAAGAAAATTGTGCAGGTAATGAGGTTCATTTGTTGCTTGCTAGTCATTGGAAAAAGAAATTTATTGCTCCTTACTTACGAAAGTCAATAAAGCAATTTTTTTATCAATATGATTGGCAAAAACTTAACAAGCCATATCAAAAACACCATGTAAGAGAAGCTTTTAAAAAAGAATTTTCAATTATTGGTAAAGTTAAAAAACACATTAATCTTCAACTTGGTGCTGAAATCAATAAACTATTTGAAAATTTGATTGATGATGAAGAAGTTAACTTTAAAAACAGAAGTAGAGTTATGGATTTTTGTAAAGATTGGTACACTAAAAAGGGTCAAAATGAATTATTTTTCGATATGTAGCGGAATAGAATGTGCAAGTGTTGCATGGCATCCACTTGGTTTTGAGCCTTTGGGGTTTTGTGAGATTGAGCCTTTTAGGTCAGCGGTTTTAAATTATCATTATCCAGAGGTAAAAAATTATGGCGACTTTACGAAAATCGGAAAAAAAGATATTGGAGGAAAAACTCCAACCATCCTTGTGGGAGGAACTCCCTGTGCAACATTCTCTGTCGCAGGACTTAGGGAAGGCATTAAATCAGATAGAGGAAACCTCGCACTTAGTTTATTCTCCTTATTAAAAGACTTAACCCCAAGTGGTTTGTTTGGGAAAACGTCCCCGGTGTCTTGTCATCTAACGGAGGAAAAGACTTTGCTTCCTTCCTCGGGGGGCTGGCAAGTATCGGGTATGGGTTCTCCTACAGGGTTCTTGACACTCAACACATACGAACACAACGGTTTCCAAGGGCAATCCCCCAAATGCGAAGGCGTGTCTTCGTTGTCGGACATTTTAGAGACTGGCGACGTTCCGCAGAGGTATTATTTGACAGAGAAATCTTGTCTTGGAATCCTCCGCCGAGCAGAACGAAAAAAGAAAAAGTTACCAGAGAAACTATACACCGCCGTATTAGAAGCGATCAATATGTTGAAGACGACATCGCAGGAACGATAGCAGCGCGTGATTATAAATCTTCAACGGATTTGATAGCTGTTGCTTCAGGGCATACAAAAAGCAATGGAACTGGTTTTAAAGACGACGGGGGGATGTTTACTCTAACATCTTCAGATCATCATTCAGTGTTGTGTTTTGAAACATCAACTCCGGATGGATTTGCTAGGATGAGAAAAGAAGAAGTTTCGCCAACTTTAAATGGCATGACGGGAGGCAACAGGCAACCTTGTGTTGTTCGTCAATCCAAAATAAGACGGCTTACCCCAGTTGAGTGTGAGCGTTTGCAAGGTCTACCAGACAATTACACTCAAGTTCCTTATCGTGGAAAACCAAAAGAGGAAGCTCCTATTTCAAAAAGGTACGAAGCTTGTGGTAGAGGCATGTCTGTTAATGTAATGGAGTTTCTTGGAACTAACATTAAAAAAGTAGAAGAAAAATATGATCAATAAAATGTCTAACGTGCGAAGGATAACACTATGAACTGTTGGCAATGCAACACAGAACTAATTTGGGGTTGTGATCACGACATAGAAGAAGAAAATGAAGACTATGCAATACAAACTAATTTAAGTTGCCCTAACCCACAATGCAAGGCTGAAGTTTTAGTTTATTTACCAAAGAGTTTATTTACCAATGTTTGATTTTTCTAAAGTAGATAATTTTGATAAGCATATAAATTTATCTATACCAAGCTACGAAACTTTAAGTGATGTTTTTACTGGGATTGCTTGTGCATTTGCTCATTCAGAAAGCACAGTTGTTGATATTGGGTGTTCAACTGGAAGATTTTTGTCTGCTTTGCCAAAGTGCGATGGATGCGATTACCTTGGGATTGATCGAGTAAAATTTAAAGATATGAACAAGGATTTTTCTTTTTCTTTAGGAGATGCAAAAGAAATTTTACCAACAGTAAAAAATGTTAGCGTGATTGTTTCCATGTTTTGTTTGCAATTTATGGGGGAAAAGAAAAGAAGTGAGGTCTTGGAGATAGTGAAAGAAAAAATAGATCAGGGGGCTACTTTTTTGATTTCTGAGAAAATATTTTTAAACGACCCTGTTCTTCAGACTTTAATTCACAGAATGCACATCCAAGAAAAAAGGAAGTCTTTTACTGACAAAGAGATTTTAGATAAAGACATCCAACTTTCAACCTCCATGTTTTGTAAAACAGAAAAAGAGTTGGTTCAAGAACTAACACAGATAGGCTCAGTTGTTAAGGTTTGGCAAAGCTATAATTTTGTAGGATATGTTGTCAAATGATTAACCTCAAATGCAGAACTGAGTATTCGTTTAGAAAAGCTTTTGGTAAAGTCAGCGATGTCATTGCTTGTATTGATGAAGACACTCTTGGTATTTGTGACACGGGGACTTGGGGTCATACGGTGTTTGCTAAGGCTTGCAAGGATTCAGGCAAGAGACCTATCTTTGGCGTTGAGATACCTTTTGTCATTGACACTAACTTTCAAAAGAAACAAGAAGTTAACGACATGAGTTTCTTGGCGAAGAACAACTCTGGACTTGAAGAGATTTATGGGTTAGTCAGCAAGAGTGCCAAACAAAATAACCGATTAGCCTACGAAGACCTGTTCGATATAAGCGACGACGTTATTATTTTATCTGGTTTTAAGCCAGAGTGGGGCTTGCTTCCTGCGATGAAGAAAGAAACTTTGTTTGTAGAAGTAAATCCAGTCTCTTTTAAAAGAGATACCAAGTTCCAGATGGTTGCTACTTCAGATAACTATTTTCCAAAAGAAGAAAACAGGCAAGCATATGAACTTTTGGTTGGATCAAATAAAGTTAGACGACAAGCACCAATGCACTTGTTAAACAAAAATGAGATCAAAAAGCTACAACCTTGGATACCGTACTCAGCTTTCACAAACACTGAGATGATTGCAGAACAATGCGATGCGTCGTTGCCAGTAGCTAAGATGATTAGCTTTCCAAAAAAGAAAAGTTTTAAGGACATCTGTTTAGAGTCTGCGAAACAAAGAAACATTGATTTGTTTAGCGAGGAATATACCGCTAGGTTTGAACATGAGTTAGAGCAGATATCTAATAAAGGTTTTGAGGATTATTTTTTAGTAATCGCCGACATGGTAAAGTACGCAAAAACAATCATGCTGGTTGGACCTGCTAGGGGAAGTTCAGCAGGCTCGTTGATTTGCTATTGCCTTGGAATCACAGAAGTTGATCCAATAAAACACAACTTGTTATTTGAGAGATTCATTGATGTCAGTCGTGACGATGCGCCAGATATTGATATTGATTTTCCAGACGACAGACGAGAGTTAGTGTTTGATTATTTACGAGAAAAGTGGGGTGATGAGAAGGTTGCACACTTAGGCACAGTGAGCAGATACAAGGCTCGCTCCAGTATTATCGAGGTTAGCAAAGGCTTGGGCATCGGATTAAACGAGGTGTCAGAGTTTAAGAACTCCATAATAGACAGACCCGATGGAGACCCACGCTGTAACAACTGCATTGAAGACTCTTTTAAGACGTTGGTATCTGGCAAACATTTGTTGATGAGACACCCAGACATGGAGATTGCATCTCAGTTTGAAAACCATGCGAGACACTCTGGAGTCCACGCAGCGGGGATTATCATTACCGAAGAGGATGTCAGTAAGTATTGCTCCGTTACTAGAGACTCAGCGCAAATAGACAAACGAGATGCAGAGAAGCTAAACCTATTGAAGATTGACGCTTTGGGATTGAGAACCTTGTCAGTCCTAAACGATGTGCTAGAGCAGATTGATTGGAGTCGTGAAAAACTAACTGAGTTCCCACTCGACGACAAGCAAGCGTTTGATCTGCTGAATGAGGAACGCTACGCAGGCATTTTTCAGTTTGAGGGTGGTGCGTTGCAAGGGCTGTGTAAGCAGATGCACGTTGCTAATTTTGAGGATATGTCTGCGTTGACTTCGCTCGCCAGACCCGGTCCGTTGTCAAGCGGTGGAGCGCAAGAGTACATCCGTCGCCAAACTGGGGAAAGTGAAGTTTCTTTTTTGCCAATGACTGAAGATATTCTAGGGGTTACCAAAGGCATCTTTATTTACCAAGAGCAGGTGATGCTTGCAGGCAGAGAGATTGGAAAGCTGTCATGGGCTGATGTGTCAGCACTCAGAAAGGCGATGAGCAAGTCTATCGGCAAAAGTTTCTTTGATAGCTTCTATGAAAAGTTTAAGAAAGGAGCATTGGAAAACGGTTTGCAAGAACACGAAGCCATGACCATCTGGCAACAGATGAATACGATGGGAGCGTATGCGTTTAACCGAAGCCATGCGATTGCTTATGCGATGGTCAGCTATTGGTCGTGCGTACTGAAGTCTCGTTTCCCGTTGGAGTTTGCTGCTGCTTGTTTGCGGAACTCAAAAGACGATGAACAAGCGATTGCCTTACTAAGAGAAATAAAAAGCAAAGGTCTTACTTTTAAGAAGTTTGATAGTGAGAAGTCGATGGAGAACTGGACTGTCCAAGACGGTGAGTTAATTGGTGGCTTGATGAATATCAAAGGGGTTGGAATGAAGATGGCTCAGGAGATTGTCGAGCGTCGTAAAAACAACCAAGCATTGTCTCCTAGGCAAGAGAAGTTTTTAGCGGAGGGTAAAACGCCTTATGACGATATTTTTGAATGCGAACGTCGTTTTGGGCATATCAGGAAAGAACCTGAAAAGTACAAAATTAAATCTGAGATCACTGACATTGTTAATTTCAGCGAAGGGGTCAAAGTATTTTTTGGAAAATTACTTGACAAGAAAGCAGGAAAGAGCAATTTGGATTTATTGTTAGCTGACGACACTGGGCAGATCACAGCAAGCATCTCCCCGTCGAAAATGATAGGTGGGATTGGAGATTGGTTTTTAGTGCGCGGTTCTTTAAAAGAGGGCTATCGTCGAGTTTTTATCGACAAAATTAGAAAATTGGACTAACCAGAGGCTCTCTAAGCGATTCTTTGGAAAGGGGTAGGGTGATTGTATCACCCAAACTCACAGCCCAAGCACATGACTTCTGAGAGCTTTTTCCAGTCGTCTTTTGTCAAATTGCCACGCTTACTCCACGTTGCTAGGTTACAGAACTTTTCTTTAGTTGGTCTGGCAAAAATCTCTTCTGCAATGCTACCAAAAAATAAACCAGTCCAACTCGAACCAATCCTGACCAAAAGCCAAGACTGACCGTAATTTGCATATTCCTTGAGCCACATCGCTTGATGTTTTTTCAACCCCACCGTCATCTGGCGTTTGGGAAACTCTGGCAAATACTTCAACTCAACCCAACCTGACATCCCAAGCTTTTCCTTGGACGCAAAATGAACGTCAGGCATACCTCTCGAAACTTTATTTTCGACGCGATAAAGCTTTAGCGGAAGATTCTTTCTCAGCAATACCCAAAAATTTTGCTCACTCATTATCATCTTCCTCCATAAAAATTGACTTGGGGTCTTGGGTAATTAAATCTGCGAGAGACTTTTTCTTCCGCAACGCGGTAATTATTCTGTTGTCCACTGTTTTCAATGCCTGTAAGTCGATGTAAGTTACGTTGGTCTCTGTGCCAATCCGATGACACCTATCCTCCGACTGAAGCCGATGTTCTAAGTCGAATGAGTTAGAATAGTAAATGACATAAGCTACAGGGTCGTTTTTGATTTTTGAGTTCAAGGTCAAACCAATGCCACCAGATGCTGGTTGACCAATGAAATATCGAACCTTGGGGTCGCTAATAAAACGCTCGACGTTGTCTACACGGTCGTCGCTCGACACTGCGCCATAATAACTGACCGCTTTGTCGCCAAGTAACTCTTGAATCATTTTGATATCGGCACGAAATCTAGCCCAGATAATTGTCTTACATGATATGTTTTGCAATACATCTTTCAGTGCTTTTATTCTTGACGGGATCTCTTCAATCTTCCGAGGCGATTCGCTAGGAAACCAACCGCCAGATATTTGTTGTAGCCTAAGCATGTTGGTGATTGCTTCTGGCGCAGCCAGTACCTCCCCGTCGAGTTCCGCCATCAAGTTAGTTTTAAGCTCTCGATAGACTTGCCGTTCTTTGACAGACAAATCAAAAGTGTGCCGTTGGTAAATTTTATCGGGTAAGTCCAAGCAATCTTTTTTGAGGACTCTAAAACTAAACCCATCAACTGCATCCGAAAGCTCTTCCGTATTCTTGTAACTGATAACCTGCCGACCTTCGTAACCACCCATGACACAGTACCGATTCTTAAAGGAATAGAACGACTCGTAGCCTAAGATCATTGGGTCTAAAAATTTAAACTGAGAATACAGATCCTCGCAACCTTTTGTAATCGGTGTCCCAGTAAGAATTAATTTCTTGACCACGTTTGGATCTTTGCCAAACTTGGTAATGACTTTTGTGCGCTTTGCGCCGTGATTTTTAATGCGAGTAGATTCATCGACCACCATCATAGTCTTGTTAACTAACACAATCTGAGCCAACCATCTTGCGCCTGCTACCGTCGCAAAAGCTTCGACGTTAAATGTAAATATCTTCAAACAGTCTTTTGCTTGAAGCACAGACTCAAACTCAGCTTTCCTTTTCTTTCCCATCCCCGATGAGTAATGGATCTTTTGATGCTCGATATATTCTGGCATATGAATCTCAATCTCTTTCAACCAGTTTCGATGCACCCCGTTTGGCGCAATGACAACAAGCGTACTGATCTTGCCATTTGCATAAGCGTGAGCTGCCAAATCAATTGCAACTTTTGTCTTGCCTGTACCTTGTTCCATAAACAAAGCAAAACTGTCGAGTTCTCGACTCATGTAAAAAGCTTTCTTCTGGTGCTCAAATGGCTTTGTTTTAAACTTAAAATCGTCGGTGTAATCCGAAAAGTTTTTTATCTTTTTAGCATCCTCTAACGACTTTAAATATTTGTCTAAAACTTCAGAAGACGGTTGATCCCAAAT